TCCGTAAAGGAGCGTCGACTACTATGAAAAGTAGTAAATCGAGATCTAACCTCCGTCAAAAGACGAAGGTGCACGTCCCGCGGGATTACCCGTGGAAGGTGCTCGACAAACTTGTCGATGACCTGCGCGATATCCTCACAGAAAGCGAAGTAATAGAGGTTAAGGCTATAATCAGAAGTAGAGATTATAGTGCTTACCTCGTGCTTTCGGAGGACTGGGGGCCACAGGGTACAACTCTCAGAGGTATTTCGCAAACACGTATGTTTGCTCGATACCAGGTCGCATCCCTATTGAAGAAGTTCCAGTTTCCCGGCGATAGTGAATCACGCCGAGCTGCTGCTAAGGAGAAATTCTTAGAAGCGGAGTTAGCTTGCGCAACCTTTAACCGTGAAGGTTCAAGGACGCTAGCCTACTTAACTGCGGAACCGGAATTACTTGCGTACACGTACGCTCGTAATTTCCTTCATGAGCTCCTAGGGCAAATTCTGCCCGAAAGAGACAAACTGACGTTTTGGTCACGTCACGGCCCGGGCGCAAACCTGGACACTAAGTTAAGGGCAGTATCTTCATACGATAAGTATGGGAACTGGCCTTACTCGTGTACTAAGGGTGCGCTCAAGCTAGCTCGGTTGTCGATCCAGGATGACGAACGTTGGCTAGGTGCGTTGGAAGATGATTACAGGAACAAATTTCAAGTTCCTAAACATGTAATCCTCAACCAGCAGCACTTTTGGTCAACAGTTTTAACCGTCGTCCCTGGCAACCGAATCACTTTCGTGCCTAAGAACAGTCGAACTGACCGTTCTATCGCGATTGAACCGAGTATGAACCTGTATCTTCAACTGGGAGTCGATGGCTTCATCCGTCGCCGTTTAAAGCGGTGGGGTGTAGACTTAGACAACCAGGAGAAAAATCAGGAGCTCGCTCGTGTTGGCTCCCGTGATTGGGAGGACCCAGATTCATTCGTGACTCTGGATCTAGCAGCTGCCTCAGACTCGATTTCACTTGAGACTTGTCGCTTACTGCTACCCGTTCAGTGGTATAACTACCTCATAGCCC